GATTTAGTTTTTTGTTAGTTTTTTGAATTAGTTTTTGAAAAAAAGAAAATTGGTTTAGTTTTTTGTTAGTTTTTTGAATTAGTTTTCCTCCGGTTTTATTTTTGATTTAGTTTTTTGTTAATTTTTTGATTTAGTTTTATTTATAAATCAAAATTAAATCAATTTTTTAACAATTTTTTAAATCAATTTTTGAATTATAATATAAAGATATATTATATTATTATTTTATTATGGAAAATATTTCTCTCGTATGCACTAATAAAAAGGTGTGGGATTTTTATAAAGAACATCCTAATCTAGATTTTGAAGCTATGAATATTATATTTGTTGACATTATGTTGAATCTCTCTCAAGATATGAACTCTTCTCTCAGCAATAATATTGCTGCGCAACTATTAAATAATGTAAAGTCTCTCCAGACTCAAGTAAACAATGTGTCTGATTCTCTCAACAAGATGCAAGTTGAAACTATAAATTCATTTGGAAATAAGTTTAATGACTTCAAAAAAGAATACTTTGAAGACGTTAAAATGATTTTATCTACAAACACCTCGGATAAAATAGCTCCGCTTGTTAAAGAGTACAACTCAATACTGTTGGATAAATTATTCATCATGATTGGGGAAGTTATACCAAAAAACAACGAAACTTTGAACAAACAAATACAAGATAATATTAAATTGTTGCATAGTTCAATTAATGAGGATACAAATAAGCTTATTAACTCAACAATTAATAAACAGTCTCTAGATGATTTCATTAATGTTTTGGACAATAAGATTTCAAATACGATTTCCAACTCTCAACAAATTATGAACAATATTATCACCTCATCTGAACAAAGATTGGACTCTGCTATAAATCAAATGAAGTCATCCACCGAAAAACACATTTTAGACATCAAAGACATATCTTCTTCCAATCAGTCAACACAAATATCTTTACAAAATAACGTTGGGGAGTTACTGAAGAAGATGGAAGTCTCTTCGGTTAAAGGTAAGTGTTCTGAAAATGTACTATTCAATATACTACAATCCTTGTATTCAACTGCCCAAATTGATATTGTGGGGGACCAAAAAGAAACTGGGGATATTATGCTTGCTAGAAAAAATAAACCTACAATTTTAATTGAAAATAAAAACTGGAATAGAAATGTTATACAAGATGAAGTTAAAAAATTCATTCGTGATGTTGAAATACAAGGCTGTTGTGGTTTATTTTTATCCCAAAATTACGGAATTGCGAACAAAGAGAACTTTGAAATTAATATTAATGATGGAAATGTTCTTTTATACGTACACGAAGTCAGAAATGACGCAGAAAAAATCAAAATTGCAATTGACATCATTGATAATTTCAAATATAAATTAGACGAAATTGTCGTAAATAATGGTAACACTTGTAGTATTGATAAAGAAGTTCTTGATGAAATTAACAAAGAATATCAATTTTTCGCATCACAAAAATTATTACAAATTAAAACAGTGAAAGATTTTAGTCAAAAAATGATTAAACAAATTGAAGACAACGAATTTCCTTGTTTAGAAAAGTATTTATCTTCTAGATATGCTTTCTCTTCAAGTAAATACGTATGTGAAATTTGCGATTATGTTGCAAAAAATCAATCTGCTATGTCTGCTCACAAAAGAGGATGCAAATCAAAAGTAACTAGCACAAATATTGAAGAAAATACTATTTGTAACGTAATTACACAACCAATAGTCATCTCTACAGAAAAAGAATCACCTCCTACAGAGAAAAAAAAATCATCTGATAAAGAAAAAATTAAAAAAGAAGTTGTTTCAAAAAAATAAATCTATATACAAAACATATTATATAATGTCTTTTGTATATCTTCTTGTTTCTAGTGATAATGCTACTTATGTTGGGGCTACCGTTGATATTGAGAGAAGGTTAAGACAACACAATAAAGAGATTAAAGGCGGCGCTCACGCAACCGGTGCAAAAGTAAATAAAGGAGAGACGTGGGAACGCGCTTGTCACGTCGCCGGATTCCCAGATTGGCAAGCCGCCCTCCAATTTGAATGGCGTTGGAAACAATTGAGTCGCAAACTATCAACTTCTCTCTTCCCTCTTGAAAGAAGAATGAAAGCACTCAAACAATTATTGGCATTAGAGAGACCAACTAGCAAAGCACTCGCATATTCTGAGTGGCCGTCCCCACCACAAGTGAATTTAGAAACCCAAGATGCAGAATTCTATTATAATAAAACTTGCCAAATTTAAGAATCATCCATATTTTCTCTCTTATTTTTTATTTATAAAGTAAAACAATGAGAGAAATATTAGTTTAAACATATATTTATTTTTAAGTATTTATATAAAATGAAAACTGTCCTAATAACAACCAGTGGAATTGGAGAACGTTTGGGAGATTTAACTAAGTTTACTAATAAGTCTCTCGTAAGTGTAGGTGACAAGTATGGTATATGTTATATTATTGAAAGTTATGACTTAAACACTGATTTTATTATAACAGTTGGTTACTATGGAAACTTGGTTAAAGATTTTTTGTTACTAGCATATCCAAATAGAAATTTTACATTTGTAACTGTTGATAACTACTGTGGTAAAGGTTCCAGTTTAGGTTACTCTCTACTACAAGCAAAAAATTATTTGCAAAAACCGTTTGTTTTTCATTGTTGTGACGCAATTGTAACAAGTCATATGGATTTTGATGACAATAAAAATATATTGTGTGTTGTTAAATGTAGTTCCAGCGAACATTACACGAATATTAAAGTTAATAATGAACTGGTTACAGAAATTAATAATAAAAAACACCCCGACTTTGACTTTGCTTATACTGGAATTAGTTTAATTAATGACTATACACAATTCTGGAATAATCTTGAAAATATTTATAACTCAGATAAGTTAAATACTTCTTTGAATGATGTTGATTCTTTTAAAAAAATGATTCAATTAGATAACTGTGTATTTTATTACAAAGTTCTAAATGACTGGTATGATACTGGAAATGTAAAAAGTTATGAAACTTTGAAAAATATATTAAAACCAAAATATAGTGTCATTTCTAAAAATAATGAATCTTTGTGTTTTTTTGATAGTACTGTTGTAAAATTTGTAAATGATGTAAATATCAATAAAAAAAGAATTGATAGAGGAAATTACTTATATCCATTAACCCCCAAGTTGGTTAACTATTCTGATAATTTTATTGTAATGGAAAAAATTGATGGAGTCGTTTTATCAGAATATTACAACCACGGAGAAATTTACAACTTATTAACATGGGCCAAAACTAACTTGTGGGTTAATAAGAGTATAAATGATGAATACAAAAATAATTGTTACAACTTTTATATCAATAAAACAAATTCTAGAATAAATGATTTGTCTTTTTTAAACCAAGAAGTTTCTACTATTAATGGTATTTTTACCGATAAAATAGGTAACTTATTAAGTAAAATTCCTTCAGATATTTTACTGACAGATACATTTTATCATTTTCACGGAGATTTTATTTTAGATAACATAATCAAAACAAAAGATTCATATGTTTTAATTGACTGGAGGCATGAATTTGATAATCAAATAACTCACGGAGATTTATACTACGACTTATCAAAACTAAGACATAATATTATTTTTAATCATAAAAATATTTTGAACAACTTGTATGAAATTACATATAGTGATGAAGACGTTACTTTGGATTTAAAATGTAACTATTTTTTGATGCAACAATTAGGTGATTTTGATAAATTTATTAATGAAAATGGGTTTGACTTAAAGAAAATAAAAATCATAACTTCTTTAATTTGGATAAATATGTCTTCTCTGTATGATGGTTCATTAAGCGAATTTTTATTTTACTTTGGAAAATATAACTTATTTTTGTCTTTACAGTAAAATTTACAATCAAATTGTGTTAAAATTAGTAAAATATTAAATACTGTTAATATACAAAAAATGAAGTTTTGCTATGGACCAATGAGTAAAAATGTTATAGATACTGTTATAGATTTTTCTTTAAAAAACCCAAATAAAGAAGTTACTTTTATACCAAGCAGAAGACAAATAGAAAACAACGGCGGATATGTCAATAACTGGAAAACTTGTGATTTTGTAAAATACGTTAAGGAAAAAAATAGCAAAATTATAATTGAAAGAGATCACGGAGGACCAAGTCAAGGAGTAAATGAAGATGATGGTTTTGAATCATTGACTGAAGATGCAAAATATATGGATATTATTCATATAGACCCTTGGAAAAAATATAATGACCTTAACGAAGGTATTGAATATACTGTAAAAATGATAAATCACTGTCATAATATTAACCCCTCACTATTGTATGAAGTTGCAACAGAAGAAGCAATTAGACCATTTTCACTTGAAGATTTAGAGTATATTATAACTGAGTTAAAAGAAAAACTAACTTCTGAAGTATTCAATAAAATAAAATACTTGGTTATTCAGTGTGGAACAAAGTTGAAAGAAGGTATAAATACTGGTTGTTTTGATGAAGACAAATTAAAAGAAATGTTAAACTTGGCAAAAAAGTATAACATGATTGCAAAAGAACACAACGGAGACTGGGTTGATACTGATATAATAAAACAAAAAGAGTTGCTTGGTCTAACTACAGTTAATATTGCACCTATGTTGGGTGAAATTGAAAGTCGGGTTGTTCTTGACTATATAAAAAAAAACAAAGAAGACTACAATACAATTTATAAATTATGTATTGACTCTGGTAAATGGAAAAAATGGGTTACTGATGACTTTGACTATGTAAATAAAAAAGACGAAATAATATTAATTAGTGGACATTATATTTTTTCAGACCCCAAATTTATTGAAATTAAACAAAAATATGTTGGTATTGACAGTGAAATACAATCTAAAATATATGATAAGTTATTAGAGTTAGATAATATTTACTCTATAAGAAAAAAATGTATTTTTTGCAGTCACGATGATTTTGAGTTATTGTTTGAAAATGATAATTTTAAAAGTTCTCTATCTTTGGGCTTATATAAAAATAACAATGAAAAATCTTATTTTATGCCATACAATGTTCAAATTTGTAAAAAATGTAATTCTGTACAAAATAAATACATTGGTAATCTTTCAATAATATATGGTGAAAATCATGTAGACGATTATGGAGCTACAAAAAGTAAAAAACATACACTATTTAGCGAATTTATAACTGGAAACAATAATATAAATGGAATTATTGAAGTTGGTTCGTGTAATGGAGTTTTAGCAAATATAATACTAGAACATGTAACAACCGAATATAATATTATAGAACCATCGTTTACTGGTAACAAAACAAATTTGAATATTATACCTAACTTTTTTGAAAATGTTGATTTGAATAGTATTAGTTCAAATACAATTATAATGTCTGATGTTTTTGAACATTTTTATAACCCAATAGATATTTTAAATAAAATACAAAAGAGCGATAATATAAAATATATTTATTTGAGTCATCCGGACTTTGATAGTAACCTCAAAACACTTATGTTAACAAATTTGAACTGTGAGCATACATTTTTAATTAAGCATCAATTTTTATTTACTCTTTTTGAAAATTTTGGATTTAAACTTAATAAAAGGTATGATTTTGATAACTATTCGCTTTTTCTTGAATTTGAAAGAACAACGGATATTATAAAACAAAAACCCTTAGTTAATTATAATTTAAATAGCGACATCAAAAAATATTTTAATCAAATTCATACTATTGTGCATAATATTAATGAGTTTATTGAGTCTAATCCAAATAAAAAAATATTTATTTGGCCATCATCCGTTCATTCAGTAACGTTATTCACAAATGGGTTGAAATATGAAAAACTAGAAGGAATATTAGATAATTCGCCTAATAAAATTGGTAAATATTTGTACGGATATAATTTATTGTGCAGTTCTTTCAACGAGCTTTTAAATAGTAGTAATGAAGATTTTTGCATTATTATCAGTGGTGCTGGAAATTACATTAAGGAATTAAACATTAAAAGTCAAGAGTCAAAGATTCGTTTTTTGGAAGATTTTATTCAATAAGAATATTATATAATAAATGGAACCTCTTGGTATATCACTAGGATGGGACTGCGGACCAGCTGGATACGGTGTTTCAAATAATTTAAGAAAAACAAAAGACCAAGGATATATGACTTGTCCTTTTGATTTAATGATTACCAACTATAGTGGCATCGTTCAATGTTTTAAGGATGACTTTCAATATTTAATCGACCCAAAATATATTGAATTAAAAACAGTTCAAAAAACTTGCAAGTTTTTAGATTTTAAAAAAGGAGATGAAATAATAATTAATACAAAATATAATTTTATTTTTAATCACGAAAGTCCGTCTCACGGTAACTTACATATCCATGAAAATTGGCCGAATGGAACACACCATTTCGTATTGGACAATTTTAAAGAATTTACTACAAGGTATAATAATAGAATTCAAAATTTAAAAAACTATTTAAATTCTACTAACTATAAAGTTGTTTTTATTATTTCAAAAATAAATAATAACCACGAAAGTTGTAAAGAACTAGATGATATTATTAAAGAAAAATATCCTAATTTAAATTATTCATTTCTTCATTTAGAAGAAAGTCGTCATGAAATTTTTAATGAATGTATAGAGTTTGATTTTTTATAATAGGTTAAAAATATATAATAAAATAGTTATTATATATTATTATATGACTACAAAAACTATTTTTTGTGACATAGACGGGACACTTTTAAAACATTTTGGAAATATTAAAGATAATATTGAGAATGAACCGATTATTCTAGACAGTGTTTTAAATACAATACATCAATGGGAAAAGTTAAATTATAAAATTATCTTAACTACCGGAAGAAAAGAATGTACACGTAAAATAACAGAAGAACAACTTCTAAAATGTGGTATTGTATATGACTCTTTAATTATGGGAGTTACTAATGGAGATAGAGTATTAATAAATGATAAAAAACTAAACGGAATAAATAACACTGCATATGCTATTAACCTCGTTAGAAATAAAGGACTAACAAATTACAATTTGACCAGCAAAAATGTAACAATTGACGACTCTTTATTATTTACAAAAATTGAAAAACCTTGGGGATATGAAGAATTAATTGAATGTAATGATAAGTATGTGGTTAAAAAATTATTTATGAAAAAAGGACATTCATGTAGTATTCAGTATCACGAATTAAAAACCGAAACAATTATTGTTTTAAATGGACTATTGAACATTTATATAGGTTCTACAGTTGATACATTAAATGAAAAAATATACTCACACGGAGAAACAGTAACAATTAAACCATATACTGTGCATAGAATGGAGGCGGTGGAAGACTGCACATATATAGAAACTTCTACAAATGAACTATGGGATGTTATTAGATTACAAGATAACTATAATCGGGTATAGAATAATTTATTCATCTTTTGTTAATTCTGTTTTAACATGTATATATTTAATAAAATAATCAAGAGTTATAATAGCTCCACGTTCAAATTTAATATCATACATAAAATCGTCTAATATTATTTTTTCAACACTTGAACTTATATTATTATTTAAATGATATAGTATGCCCGCCAAATAACGCTCAGAGTATTCACTATGTATTTTACAATCTATTTTAATATTTTTAGTCAACTCTAAGAAATCTGTTAACTTATTATTATTTAAAACAAATGAATTTGCCCAACAAAAAGTTAATTTATTAGCACAGTCTATTAAATTTAAATTAGATAACACATCTCTAATTAAAGAAAAGTCTTTATGGTTAGAATGCGCCGGCATACCCGAAGTGTGTTCATGAAAAAATAAACCTTCTGAAGATCTAACTAATGGACAAGCCATTACATTATTCTCTAACAAGTTACTAAAGTCGTAATATTTTGTTAATACAAAAGTATCTTGGGTAAATATAAAATACTTGTAACTATTTGCTATATTATTTTCTAACAAATAGTTTATTCCAAAATTATATGCACCCAGTTCAAACTTAGAATCCGATACATTTGTTAATATCTTTACATTCGTATAATCAAAATGTATATCTTCTTCAAAATGATTTGAATTATTATCAACAATCAAAATGAAACACTCTTTGTAAAAAGTATTAATATTTTCAACGTATGTTTTTATATATGTATTATAACCTCTAACATATTTGTTAGCTATAACAAAACAAATTTTAAATTCGCTCATATTATACATATTTGCAATACTTTTATATTATATTTAGTTTAAACACATATTTTTTATAACTTACTAATATTAGTATGTCTACCTTTACAGAAACTGTATCCAATAAACTACCTATTGAATTATTACCGTTGGTTAATGAAAGTAAAAAAACATATTTAGTTATTGTTGACCGTGTTGATAGACTTGGGACAAATCTACTTAACTATATCTCTCAAATCAACCACGCATATAACAACAATTGGTTCATAAAGTATCACCCAAATATGAGTTACAATAATAGTATTTTTGTTAAATGTTTAACTGAATTTATTGATCTTTACAACGAAACACTTGAGAGAACATATTCCGATAAAGTAATTGAAGAAACTCAAGAAATTGAAATTTGTAAAAAACACGACTTAAACTATACTACTGCTTTTACTGTTGTACATCTCCAATCTGACCTTATTACTTACTTTAAAAAATACATTTATGAAAATGTACGTTATAATTTAGACCAACATACGTTGAGTTTAGGTTACCAAGTACCATTTGATCCAAAGAAAACCATTTTAGTCCATTTAAGACTTGAAGATGTTCGTACTTGGCCTCACTATGACGGTCGTTTTTGTTGCGGTCACTATGCCGATAGGATCAACAGAGGCGAAGAGTGTGAATATACTTCTTTCGGTTGGCACCACAATAGACAAACTCCTATGCCCGTAGATATTGTACAACGACAAATTGACGCTGCTTTGGTTAAATATCCAGAACACGAAGTTATTATTATTACCTCACCCGGCGATTACGGAACTGGTTTTTCTTATAGAGACATTAGAAGCAACGATGAAAATTATGACTTGTTCTTGTTGTGTAATTCTGAAGTTGTTATTCTTTCTAGAAGTAACTTTTCTTTATGTGCTCTATTTTATGGTATTGTTCAAGAAGCATATGTTCCTATGTGGGGGCATCTATCATGTCTTGGACCTTGTACAAAATATGATAATTGTAAGTTTAACTACTACTTTTGATCTTTATCTATTAATATTTCCTTCGCAACATTTCTTATTATTTTGTCGTAGTTTCTTTCATTGTCTTCATCTTTCATTTCTCCCATTGAATTATTCAATATTTTCATATACTCTTCGTGTTTCTTTGTTGTAATATCATCTGCTTTTGGATTTGCTTTTAGCCAGTCGGGGACTAACTTAATATTCTTATGCTCTATTAATTTAATCGCACGCTTCATATGTTTTTTATCTTCGTCTTTTACCCAAGCATCATTATATTTCACGTGAATCACTTCACGTTTTAAATCGCTGCAATGAATCGGTCTTTTATACACATCAATTTCTTTTAACTCGCGAATAAGAATATTGTTAATACTACCAACATAACCAATTTTTCCAAAGTTTTCAAAGTCTTTAAATCCAACATTAATACCATTAATAAAATCTGTAATGTTGAAAGCATCCTTGCACTTTTCATTCAAGAAAATTTGTAAATTAAATTTATTATTCGTAGTATTATTGTTAGTTGTATTGTTACTATTTATAATTGACTTACTTTCCTTCGCAAGTTCTACAATTTGTTTCTGCAAATCTTGGTTAATTTCTATCATTTTCATAAACATAGTTTTTAACTCTCTCAATTCTTCTTCGGTTTTATTTTGCTTTTCTTCGGAAATTATTGTATTTTCTTCGGAAATTATTGTATTTTCTTCATTATTTACTTTATCGACCATACAATTCTTTTTGTGTGCACATAGAGACGATAAATGTTTATATTTTTTACCACATTCGCACTCGTGCCAGTCTAGAACTTTTTTATTAGGATTTGTTAGGTTTAAGTGTTTTGCTGTGAGCAAGTGTCGGTCGTATTGACTTTTTCTACTCGTAATATAGTTACAACACAAACACTTTTTTATTTTGGAACTTTCGGAACTTAAATCGTTAGTATCCATTAGTATATATATCCTAAAAAAAAAGTTCCTAAATACTTTTTTATACAAGTCAATTTTTATGCTCACAAAATTATGCTCTCCGTCAAAATATGAAAAAATGAAATTTACAGCATTAAGCTGTAAAACACGTTTTGAAAATCAAAGTTCACCAAAATACCTGGGGTTTTGAAAATTGGACATTTATTTTTGTCCATTTTTTCAAACCCCTGTGACTTTTGGGCAAAAAAAGTAGAAAACTGCCATTTTCTTTAAGTTAATTTTTGAATATATTATATTAATGCCTTCGGTAATTTTTTACAAAAATATTATTTTGTTGATATAAATAAATGAACACTCCTACGAAAAAAACTCCTACGAAAAAACGTTCTGAGTTAGATTATACTACTTCAGAAGATGGGTATGACACCGATGCAACAGTAATAGCATCGCCATATAATGTTAATGAACAAAGTGAATTAGAACGTCAATATAAACGACAACAATTTGATAGACAAAATGAAGAATATGAGAGAAATCAACTTTTACCAGATTTTGTGCCTCCAACAATTATACTTGATAGAAGAACCAACAAACCATTTTACATAAAAAATTCCGAAGGAATACTTGAAACTGTTACATCTGCAAATGTTCGTAACGGTAATAATACTTTTTACAATATATACGGAGAACAAATTAATCGAGAGTTCTTGGATTTTACCGGCGAACTTGGTGGAAAAGTACGAAGAAAAACACGATGCCTACGTAAAAAATTAAGAAAGTCTAGAAGAAAAAATAAAAAGTCAAAAAAATCCAGAAAATACAAATAATAATATTCCAAAGAAACTATATAAAATTTTCACTTACTAACTATACAAAATGAATGTTTGTATAGTTGCATTAGTAGCTACTTTTTTTACTTTTTCAAACAGTTATATTTTTGTTAAAAATACCAACGGTAAGTATCCTATCTCTCGTCCGCATTATGATAACGCTAAAAAAAGACTAGAAAATGCAAATCAACCTTTTCAACCAAATGGTAATAACAACCAAACTACCTTTGTTAAAAAGCAACACCCTATATCAAGAAACTACCACGAAGATTATATTAAACGTTTGAACTCAAAAAATCAGACAATTCAAGACTTGGGAATATTAGGTGAGGAAGAGGATGAATATTTTCAAAATCTTGATGATCTTGAGCGTATAATTTCTTCCAACTACACCAACAATGAGTATCCAAGTAGTAGCAGACGCGGAGGTATTCGTATTATAATCAATAAGGATATGGTCGGACAGTTTTCTAATATGTTTAACACCGATTATGATGATAGTAACAACGAGGAAGATAACTATGGACGCGGAATAAATTCAAAGAATAGAGATAAAAAATCAGAAAATTTTGAAGTAATTACCAAATTTCCCACCACTTTCAAAGACATTGGCGGTTTTGATAAGGTCAAGTCTGAGTTATATCAGTGTATTGACTTTTTATCCAATTATACAAAGTATTTGAATTACAATGTCAGAGTCCCCAAAGGACTTATTTTGGAAGGACCTCCCGGAAATGGTAAAACTCTACTTGCGAAAGGACTCGCCGGAGAAGCCAAAGTAGGCTTTATTGCTGTTTCTGGTTCCGAATTCCAAGAAAAATACGTTGGGGTAGGTTCTTCAAGAGTAAGAGAACTTTTTGCCCTTGCCAAAAAAAATGTTCCTTGTATTATTTTTATTGATGAAATTGACGCCCTTGGTAGAAAACGTTCTGGTGATGGTGAAACATCATCTAGTGAGAGAGACAATACTTTGAATGAACTACTTGTTTGTTTAGATGGATTCAAAAATAATACCGGTATTTTTCTCATTTGTGCAACCAACCGCGCCGATTTGTTAGACCCGGCTTTAACTAGACCCGGTAGAATAGATAAACGTATTTTTATTGGATTACCCGATGCTTCTACAAGAGAAGCTATTCTTCAAATTCACACCAGAGGAAAACCATATGATAACACAATTAATATTAAAGACTTGGTTGATATCACCTTGGGATTAAGTGGAGCACAAATAGAAAATTTATTGAATGAGGCAATGTTAAATGCTCTTAGATACAATCGTGAAGCGATGTCTAGTTCAGATATTGACACGATTATGAATAAAATGATGGCTGGTTGGCAGCCAAATGATCACCAATTTACATCAGATATTATTGACCATATAGCAATTCACGAGATGGGACACGCTGTGGTGGGTATGTTGGCAAAACATCATTCAAAAATGACCAAAGTTATTATAAACTTATCGTCTCCAAAAAGTCCCGCTTATACTGTTTTTGAAGGGACTACTTCAAGTATTTACACAAGAGAAGCTCTATTTGAACATTTGGCAATACTATTGGCTGGTAGAATAGCCGAAGAAGTTTTTTACGATGTATCTGTAACAACTGGGGCAATTAATGATTTTGAAGAGGCTTTCAAGTTGGCAGAAAAAATGATTGTTTATTATGGAATGGGTAAAAAAATTATATATCCTAGTTTAAGTGAAACATACAAGGAAAAAATAGATAATGAAGTTTTTAACTTGATCAATGACGCCTATGCGTATTCCGAGTTTATTATTAAAAACTCAAAAGAGTTAATATATGATGCAGCTCAAATATTGAAAAAAGAGAAACTTTTGACTTATGAAACCTTAGTAAAGTTGATTCACGCCAAGTACAGTCATATTTTTGACTTGAAGTATAATCAATAAATACAAGAAAATACCAAAAATATAATTTAATTGAGTAATAACATAAATTTTATTTTGTAATAAAATTTATAAAAATGAACATTCTAGTTTATGGATCAAATGGTTGGATTGGTAACCAGTTTGTTGATATTTTGAAAACAACAGAACATTCGTACTTTTGTGGTAAGGCAAGAGTAGATAATGAAAGCGACTTACAAAAAGAAATATGTGAGGTAAAACCCACACACGTTGTTTCTTTTATTGGAAGAACCCACGGTAAAATTGGTGACAAAGTATATACTACTATTGACTATTTAGAAGAAGAGGGTAAGTTAGTTGAAAACGTGAGAGATAACTTATTTTCACCATTGTTACTTGCTGAAATATGCAGACAACACGCTATTCACTATACTTATTTAGGAACTGGTTGTATTTTTAAATTTGACGAAGAACACCCATTTGCTTTAGAAGAAAATGGTTTCCACGAAAATTCATTCCCTAATTTTTTCGGCTCTTCATATTCTGTTGTAAAAGGTTTTACCGATAGACTAATGCATTTATACAACAATAATGTTTTAAATTTGAGAATACGTATGCCAATTACTGGAGAGAAAAATGGGCGTAACTTTATCACCAAAATTGCAACCTACGAAAAGGTATGTTCAGTCCCTAATTCTATGACGGTTTTACCAGAGTTATTACCCATAGTTCTTGACATGATGAATAAACGCACTGTTGGAACAATGAACTTAACGAATCCGGGTCTAATTAGTCACAACGAAATTTTGGAAATGTACAAGGAAATCGTAGATCCCAACTTTACATGGAAAAATTTTTCATTAGAGGAACAACGTAAAATATTGGCTGCAGATAGGTCAAATAACTACTTAGACACCTCAAAATTAGAATCTTTATATCCTAATGTATTAAACATCAAAGAGTCTGTGCGTAACTGTTTAGTCAGTTACAAAACTACTTTACATAATGACGAAACTAACTCTTCTCCACAAGTAAATTTATTAATCACTGGAGGTTGTGGATTCATTGGAAGTAACTTTATAAATTACTATTTCCCCAAAAATAATTTTAATACTTTGATTAATTTTGATGCCATGTATTACTGTGCGGATGAAAACAATGTAGAAAAATGGATTCGCAAACACAAAAAATACGTACTTGTTAAAGGTAACTTGTGTAATGATAAACTAGTGAAAAATGTTATTGAAAAATATAAAATCACTCACGTTATTCATTTTGCAGCACAGTCTCACGTTCAAAATTCGTTTGAAGATTCTATTAAATTTACACACGACAATATTTTTGGAACACATAATTTACTTGAATGTTGTAGAAAGTATGGTAAAATAGAAAAATTCATACACGTTTCTACTGACGAAGTATATGGTGAATCTATGAATAATATTGAAGAAACACATAAAACTGAACACTCTATTTTGTGCCCTACAAATCCTTATGCAGCAACGAAAGCCGGAGCTGAGTTAATCGCCCAGTCATATAACCACTCTTATAAAATGCCAATAATTATTACTAGGGGAAACAATGTATATGGTAAAAATCAATACCCAGAAAAATTAATACCTCGTTTTATAAAACTACTGAAAGAAGACAAAAAAGTGACTATCCAAGGCAAGGGTGATAGTGTGAGAGCATTTTTACACGCATACGATACTGCCAAAGCTTTTGAATGTATATTGGAAAAAGGAGAAGTTGGAGAAATATACAATATCGGTTGTGACGAAGGTATGGAATATTCTGTAATGGACATTGCTAAAATATTAATAAAAATGATTAAAAAAACTGAAAACTATGAAGAATGGATTGAGTATATTGAAGATAGACCATATAATGACCAAAGATACTATATTAGTAATCAAAAAGTTCGTGACCTTGGATGGTCAATTGACATTGACCTAATGACTGGACTGACCGATTTAACTTGTGATGAAAAATATAAAATAGATTTAATTAATTTGTCACTTGTTGAAAAAACAACGGATAAAAAAAGTTTTTTTGGAGACTGGATTCATAATGTAGATGCTCTTAGAACACAATTTGAAAATGCTGAACCATTTGAAAATATTATTATTCCGAACTTTTTAAATGAAGAGTACGCTAATTTATTACACGAACAGTTCCCTCATAACTTTACAGACTGGCACAAGTACAACAACCCAATTGAAGTAAAGTATGCATACGATGACATTATTAACTTACCAATTGATATTAAAAAGTTGTTTTATTTGCTTTCAACTGGTGAAATTACTGACTGTTTTGCAAAACTATCTGGCATCAATAATATAGAATATGACCCATACCTAAACGGTGCCGGATTGCACGCGCATCCTAAAAATGGTCGTTTAAATATGCATTTAGACTATGAAAAACACCCACATACAAACAAACAACGAAGGCTTAATGTTATACTATACTTGAGCAAGGATTGGAATGAAGAATGGAATGGTCATACTGAGTTATGGGATAAAGGTATGAATGAATGTAAAGTAAAGTCACCCGTTAGATTTAATACTGCGTTTATATTCAAAACGAATAATATATCTTGGCACGGATTACCAGAAAAAATAACTTGTCCAAAGGGGGTTATGCGTAAATCTATTGCATACTATTATGTTTCATCAATTGAAAATGAACCAGATACTAAAAAATATGGTAGCAACGAAACCGGATATAGAACAAAAGCCGCTTTTATAAAACGACCCCAAGACCCAGAAGATGAAAGAATGGAAAAATTGTATAAAATAAGACCGTACAGACTTATTGAACAAAAAGATATGGATGAAATATGGCCAGAATGGAACTCTGAAAAGTATTAAAATTTTTGTTTTTAAGTAAAATATAATATTACAATTGTTTTTTGTAATATTGTATATCTTTAAATATGAACCTATATTAGTTATGCCAGACTTAGATTTAGAATACAACAACTTTGATTGGAGTAACTATGTTTCTCATTACGAAGACTTAAAAAATGACAACATTGATACCAAAGAAAAAGCATGGAAACACTGGATAAATTACGGAAAAAAAGAAGGAAGGCAATATTTTGATTTAAATGAAATGAAAAAAATAGTCAGTAACGAGATTAAAGAGTTAGAAAAATCAACTATCAACCCCATTACACCAGTTGACGATAATTTTAACTGGAAAAAATATATTGCTTACTATAAAGACTTGAAAAATGATAACATAGACACAAAAGAAAAAGCGTGGAATCACTGGATAAAGTATGGTGAAAAAGAAGGAAGGGTATATTTTGACTACACTGAATACAAAAATTTTGACTGGGAAACATATATTATATTTTATGATGACTTACACGATGACAATATAAAAAAAAAAGAAAAAGCTTGGGAGCATTGGTACAAGTATGGTAAAAAAGAAAAAAGAATATACTTTGATTTAAAAGAGTCATCTTCTTATAAAGAGTTTGACTGGGAAACTTATATAAATAACTACAACGACTTAAAATACATAACGACAAAAGAAACTGCTTTAGACCATTGGTTAAATTCTGGAATGAAAGAAAATAGAACTTTTTCACACAAAAATACAACAAAAACAAAAATATATAATTTTGAAAATTTATTTTTTATAAACTTGGCTTGTCATTATTTATCTTTGAAATACTCAACCGCATTTGATTATAAATATTACGATTTGTTTAAAAAATTTGGAATTGAATTATTTATGGGTAAAAATACATATAAAAATAATTTTATGCTAACAAATGACAACTTTTTCACTTTAATTAATGAAGCGAATAACGGTATTGACATAAAAAAAGAAAATATTACTTTATCAGATGACTTGCACTGTGTGACAAAAGACTTTTGTCTATTTGTAAAAAATTTATATTATAACAACAACGATAATAAAAATAAAATCATTAATAGTAACTTGTTCAAAGAAAGATATGTATCTAATAACGACTTGTATATTTATGTTTCTACAAATTCTTTTGATGAAAAATATTCAAAACACATAACCGAATATTATATTGAAAGCATTAAAAAAGTTGGATATGATAAAATATATATTTCAAGCAATGATATCAAACACAAAATATGTCAAAATTTAATTAGTAAGTACAGTATGACTGTTGATGACAAAGAAATATGTGAACAAATAATGTTTGCTAACACTTGTAAGTACTTAATTTTATCTAGTGACATTACTTCTTTACTAATTGGACTATTCAACTTTTTTTCAAAACATATTTTTTACCCTATTATAGCTAACTCAAAATACAATGAAATATTTGAGTCTTTTCATTGGAAAGGAATTGATGTTGCAAAAATAAATATTCAGCCAAAGTTACTCCCATCTACTAGAAAAAGCCAGTCGCCGTCACCAACCGAAGAATGGTATGACTCTCCTTTTATTAGACCGAAACCAGAAAAGGAAGAATCAAAAAAATCTGAATCAAAAAAATTAAAACCTATACTAAAAGTAAGATTTCAAGAAGAAACTCCCAATGAGGAACCAGTACAGATTAAATTTGAAAAGTTTTACTAACACGAATATTTAGAAAACTCCATTTTGTACAATTATTCATAAAAAGTAATATTATGAATAATTATAGTATGCTTCATCACGACTGTAAAAGTTCAAATATTGTAATGGATGTTGCTGTTTTATGTCAAGAATATTCCAATGTTGACGTAACTTGTAACAACAATCACGTTATCAATTTAGATGAAATTGAAATAAGTGCAGAAAAATTCAAACATATTTTTTATCCCTACGGAGAAAATTTTGGAATTGACTGTAATAAGTGTAACACGGTCAACGATTTCTTTTACATTACATTTTTGGCACCTTACCGAAAAGTAAATGGCGAACCATTCTCTCTCCTTGAGCAAATTATTAAAAACATTGAGGAAGATTTAAATGTTTCTAGAAACTGTTTTACTAGTTGTTCTCTAATTGAATTAAGTAACGATTTATCTAGAATTAAAACATTATGCGATATTAACTGTTGTAGTTTGTTATGTTCTCTCACTTGGTCTAATATTATGAGTATACTGAAAGACTATCATTTAGCAGATAATACAGTTACTTACGTTAGGCCACTTTTTGTGGTCAATATTGTTTTTAAAACACCTAATCCAAACGTAAAACCTACGACTATTAAATTCAACTATCGTATTTCTCATATTTCTTGTGTATAAAAATTACTCTAAACTATTACTTATGACTAAGTCATATTCTTCTTTATTTAATTTTTCACCTAAAAATAAAAACATTTTTTCTATCTCATTAATATCAAATAAATTTTTCATATAACTTAAGTAACAGTTATCTTTATTTGAAGCATAATTTATTAACTGGTTATTATAATCTAATAAATGTTGTTTTGAATTTTCATCCAATTTCCACCAATCACTTTTACACTGTCTTTCAAGGTTATCGCTTAAATGGCAAATTATTTTTGTATTTGGAAATAACTCTACAAATTCATCTAACAAATGTAACTTGTTAAAAAATCTTATTTCTTTATATCCTATAATTCTGTACTTACTTATAGATTCACTTGTTACTAAAATACTGATAATTGTATTTTTAATATTATTTTTTACTTCTTCCAAACAAAAACAGTTATACCACGCTGGTTTTATATTTGCTTTTACCATTTCATCCATTGTTAGTAGTTCATCATTATTTTTTGGAGTACAACTAATTGTTCCCTTTATATTTTTGTAACAGTTTAGTAAATCTTCAATTGCGCCCCATTTTTCGCCAGTAATGTTAGAGTCTGGTATTGAGTTAATAATTCTTTGTAAAGTGGTTGAACCACTTCTTCCGATGGCAGCGATTATTATAAAGTTCATTCACTTTATAATATAAATATAGTATAATGATAAATTAATTTTACTAACTTAACATACATAAATAGACGTTTTTTAATTTCCAAATGTGTATAAAAATAAAATGAACAAAATTACAAGTTAAAAAATATACTTATATTAAAGTAAGTACATATGTCCAACAACAATAATATTGATTTAGATATTAATAGTTACGATTTTTTTGAACTATTAAATATTTATCATTTATCAAATGACAATAACTATGAAAATCTGAACAAAATTGAAGACAAATTAAAACTAATCAAAAGTAAATTTTCTAGTGACATTTATTCATTCTATTTAAAAGCCGCCAGACTAATCATATATATTTATGCTCTATTTGAACAAAACTACATTTTAAGTATGACCGATACAAAAAGCATTCAAAATTATATGGAAAAAATAAAAAAAATAAACGAATATGAAAAATATAAACCAAACGAAATAATCAATATTATTGTTGAAAACAAAATCAAACAAGAACGTTCTCAACAATCCATATTTGATACTGATGTAAATTCAATTTTAAATACAACCTCTCGTTTGAACACATTAGACTCTCTTGTCCATAATAAAACCAATGTTGTATATAGTTCATTTCCAAATAGTGTTGCGCCCGGAGATTTGAACTCAATCAAACGTATTACCCAACTTACCAACTTGAATTTGAATAGTTGTTTTCGTAATAACTATTATGCAAGTAATCCTTGTGATTTTCAGTATTTTATACCAACCGAAATTAAAAATGTCCTTTCAATGAGACTCGCATCTATTGAAATTCCGAATGCTTGGTATCTTTTTTCACACTTGAAAAAAAACAATACATTCAATATTGTAATTGAACACTGTGAAACAAAAGTATTTACAATTGTTATCCCCGATGGAAATTATGACTGTGATAGTTTACAAAACTATCTAAATACTAATTATTTTTATGAAGCGGAGAAAGACAACCTTTTAAAATACATTAAATTTTCTATCAATCCACATAGTTTCAAAACCACGTTTGAGTTAACAATAAACCATCCAGCAAATTTTAGTTATTCTTTACAGTTTGTGGATGACATTAACCAAAATATTATGAATACGATGGGGTGGACACTCGGTTTCCGTTTAGGAAGTTATCTTGACATAACTGGAACGATTACATCCGAAGGACTCTTTGATGCTGGTGGAGACCGATACATTTACATGGCTATAACAGACTACCAATACAACAACAACATATCAAATATTGTAGGGTTTGACAAAAGTATGTTGAACGAAGACATTATTGCCAAAATTCCAATTGTAAATGGTAAGTTATCTCTCCTTATTGACGAAAATAATAACCCTTTGGCCAAAAGTCGTAAATACAATGGTCCAGTGAATTTATCTAGACTGCATATTAAAATACTTGACAAATTTGGAAAAGTAATTGACTTTAACAATATGGACTATAGTTTTACACTAGAATTGGAAGTACTGTATGAAAGTTTTAATTTCAAAAATGTTACTGGTTAATAAATAGTTTATAAAAATGAGATTATTATATTATCATAATATAATAATAGTATGAGTTGTAACAGTAATGAATGTTCATCAAATATATACAGTAACAGCAAAATATACGAACCTACAAATAGTCATTGTTTAAACTTGTATCCAATCATATCAATCGCAACCTTGTACAACTACTACCAAGGTTGTGGTGAAAATGAATGTAACACGAATAGTGTCATCAACAAAGGGAATAAAATTATTTTGAACGTAATAGATTTAGCGGAAGATGAATTTTTCAACATGTTTTACTATACTAGTGCCAAGTACTTTTGTGTAAATAAAGCAAATACTAGTAATAGAAGTATTGTATTAGGATGTCAGACATATGTTTCAAATGATTCACGGGTTCATAAGTTGTCATTATATAACGAAGTAATAAAGTCATTTGAACAAAATTGTAATGTAAGTGCAAACAATATTAACCCGGCCGCTTTAATTTCTCTCCAAAGAGAAGTATACAATACTCAATCTTTAGCGTCTATTTGTGGTACTCAGTTAGGGTTAAGCTGGGACCAAGTAATAGCTAACTTAATTTTGGGTGGTTATATTGAACACGGTTGTGAAAATTCAGTTGCGATTATCATTTTCCAAGTGAATTTGAATTATCACTCTTGCGCGTTAAATGTTGATTTAACAATTACTTTTCAGTACAAAGTTCCCATTTTTGGATACATTTTAAAGAATGTTGCTCCTCCATATAGTAACGCACAAGAAGTTTTTCCTACTACTAGTCGCGATAAAGAAGTTGGTAGTCCAAAATCATCTAAAAAACCAAAGTATAATATTCAAAGTTTAGCAAATAAACTAAAGGACATAGAAGAGTTAATTTTAGACACAAATGATGAGGAGTTTGAATTCAGTGACAACGAATACAAACACAATAATTCAGATACTGATAAAGACGATTAATTTTTTGAATAAATTATAATATTATGAATATATATGACTAAACAATTTTTTTCAAATAATTATGACATCAACTATAATGATTATTTAAAGTATAAAAAAGGAAAAGAGGGTATTAAAAAACTAATATCTGATAAAAAATACTATGTCAATTCTTTTATAGACTATGACACATTTTTAACCTTGAGTAAAGCATTTTACAAACAAATAAATAACAAGTATGACATCTCTCCTCCACGTTCTATTTCAGATGCAGATACTAGTTATAAATCTTATAAAATTTTCAAGTCTCATGTAAAAGACTGTAGCTATTGTTGTAGTTGTAAAAATATATCTCACGTATTTTATTGTAAGGAAATTCAAAATATACTTTACCCTTACGGAGAGTCTGTAGTGAAACGAGATGACTTGGAAGGTATGTATTACCCACGTAAGTTAAAGCTAAATAAATACTGTTGCAATAAGTGTGAGAAAAAAAAATCTTGTTGTAAAGAGTGTGAAAAACCAGAACAAAGTTGCGGTAATCCTTTTGCAAAAACCAACATTTATAGTATGGGTAGTTATAACCAATATAGTTGTGGTGGAGGTTCTTGTTGTGGTTCTGGGTGTAACTCGGGCTGCAACTCAACATGTCCCACTATGAAAGGAACAACCTTTCCTATAACGACCCCTTATTGTCCTCCTCATCCTCAAAATTGCGGTTCTTATTGTGGAGTCAATAGTTGTGCCGGTAATACTTGTAAAGAATACAACTACGATGGATGTGGGTGTGGATGTAAAGGAGAACCAAAACAAAATAAGTGCAAATATAATGGAGGATGTTCAAAATGTGTTTGTAGAGACAATACTGCTTTTGATTTTAAAAAAGGAAAGCCGCTCTTTTTTAAAGAAAAAAGTAGTTGTAGTTGTGGATGTAAGTCAAAATGTAAAAAATGTTACATCTGGTCATAATTATTATATACGAATACTATATACGAATATAATAATGAACAATAAAGTAACTACGGTTTCTCTTTCTGGAAAAACTCAGTATATGTTAAATAATTTGTCTGGAAGGAGTTTCTCTCAGAAAGAACTTCCTTATGAAGTAAATAAAAGTAAAATATATATTATGAATCATATTATATTTCCTCTTGTATCTAGGCAATGGAAAAAATTACAAGAAAATTTATACTGTTTGGACAACATCAAGAAAAAAATAGATACATTTTATCACTACTATAAAAACGACGATTTATTTATTTATAGAGAGATAATTAACGCACTTGAGGTAATTTTATCGGAACATATGCAGTTGGAAGAGTTGGAAAAATCAGTATACGGATCAAGTAAGGATTTATCAACAATGATTTATAAAACTGCTCTTGTAAAGTTGAAGCCAGAGTATGAGATTTATGACATTATTTTTGGAAGACCCCTTAGAAGTAAAAATGAAGAGTACAAACAATACATTATTGATGAAATACAACACTTATTAACCAGTTCAGATATAACGTTTGATAAAATACGTATTTTTCTTACTAATAAATATAGTATTAGTTAAAGAGAGAAGTGACTATGAATACAAAATTTATTGAAACTATTAAAAGAAATCAAACCAGAAAAATACAACACATTTATAAAATTTTAGATAATTATAAGGTCCATTTGACTTTTTATAAAAGAAGTGAAGAGAGAAAAAGTATTTTAAATGAGTATTCTGAAAATATATACGTAATCAACTTAAAGAAGGATATTATTCGCCGAAACTACATAAATGTGCTATTTAAAAAACTAAATATTGAATATACATTAGTTGTTGTTGAACCTATTTCTGATGAACTATTTTCTCTCTTACACGGAAACGAAAAACAATTATCTAAATCTGAAGTTGGGTGTTCTTTAAGTCACTTGTGGTGTTTAAAACATATTATAAAAAACAAGTATAAAGGTGGCGCAATTATTTTTGAAGACGATATAGTGGTTCATAAAAACTTTGAAAGTATGTTTCAACAGTTATTCAAGGAAAAACAGTTTGACTTTCTCTCAATGGGTGCTTGTGATTTTGATTTTTTTGATATAAATTACAAAAATGTAACAAATGGTTTATATCAACCTTGTTTGAATAATAGCAAAAGATGTTATGGTGCACACGCCAACTATTATTCTCTCAATGGAGCAAAGTATATTTTCAAACTAAAGTCTCTCTTTTTTTCTTTTTTTGACAACAACTTTTCCAATATTTTTAAACATTTCAACCGCACTGCATTTATTACCTATCCGAATTTATTTGTTACTGAGTTAAGCACATCTAATATAAACCATAACTATCATTTTTATTCTCTCAACGAAGATTATTTCTATTCAAACTGCTTTATTGACTTTAAGTTCAAAGAATATTGTTTCTTGTACTTGTCCATCATTCAAAAACTAGCTGACCATTGCGAGAGAAATAAAACAACACTTGAGATAAATAACAAAAATATACATCAACTACTGTATAATACTTTAGATGATATACCTATTGAAGAAGAAAAAAAGGTCTCTCTTATCAAACGTATAGATTTGGAATTCTTTATTTGTAAAGATATTCAAACTATTATGGACGTTGGAGGAGGCACAGATGAATAGTCTAGTTGAATTACCCCAAACAGTCTCTCTAAAAAATGAATAGGCGAGTTGTCCATATTCACTGAATTATTTTCATACAAATTATTCAATAAAAAAGAATGGTAGTTGTTTCTTTTCATAAACTTGACAACACTATCAAAGACAATTGATTCGGATAAGAATATTGTACCAGCAACAAATATTCGTTTAAAACTATCAAACTCGTACTTGTATTTTTCCAACAATACTTTATTGTGTTTATCATAACGAAGATTTTTTTGAAATACAATACTCATATAATGTTTTTGATTACCAATACAGTTACAGTATGGAGTTTTCAACTTTAATACATTTTCTAAGGGCTGCAACAACAAAAAATTAACTAGTTCGTCAAACTGTGGCCTAATTGTTTTGGTGTGTAGTTTCATTACATATTTAAACTTGTATTTTAATGATATATCATAGTACATCAAGAGAGACGATGTAATGTCTGTTCCATATTCGTTGCTTTTATAAATGATGTAGTGGTTGAAGTTTTTCTCAATTGTTTCTTTGAAGTGTTCCATAACCTCAAAAGAATTAAAACAAAACGCAATACTGAACTCTTGTGTTTTACTATAATGTATTATTTTCGTCACCAGTTCTTTTCCAATTTGAATATTGCCCATAAAAACAAGTAACAACAATGGTGATGCTATTTCATTCGTAAAATTCAAACTATCAATTTTAAACAAAGTCATTTCTTTAAACTCATCAAATGACTTGTTATACACTTTTTTATTAACAAAAACATTGCTTTCATAAAATTTTTCCTCATTTTTTACAACTACTTTGTCATAAAAATTATATATTTTAATGTTGGGATAAATATTCAATAACTGCTTAGGATGATATATCATACCATAAATTCCAAAGTTATTGAAATGATAACATAACTCAGTTACTGAACTTGATGCAATATTTATTTTATTTACTGTTTTATAAAATAAAAAATCAATATCAAAATGATTATGACGACCATACATGACATTTAAATTAATACTTAACTGACTAGGTAATATTCTTTTTTTATAAATAATATATTTTTCAACATCACTATTGCTTTCATATTTTTTAAAAGAAATACATTCATTTACATGTTGAATCCAGTTTTCATTAGAAATCCAAAACTTGTGACCACCAAAACTATTTTTATTGTAATACGACTCTGATGAAAATTCTGACGCTGAATTCCAGTCCGCAACTTGTCCAATATTCAGTTCTTGCATATTTTTTGAAAAGAACACGTCTTCCGGAGGGTACTTTAAATTGTTGTCTTTCATATATTGAATTGTTGAACTGTTATAATTTGTTTTTATCGGAGAGACTTGTTTTAAAATTTCTATCATTATGGAGCGTGTTCTTAAACTTAGACCTCCATTGCCAACGCAATTTGGAGTGTCATTTGTACCAAGTGGTAGTGGTGCACCAATATAGTCCCATTTCATAAAGTCCTTTATGTTGTTTTTGAATATAAAAGAATCTTCTTGGTATATTAATATTTTCTCTCCTTTTAATTTTTCCCAGAACTTTATACTTGTAAGTAGTTTATTGTACTCTGTTACTGTCAAATTTTCATTATTTGTTTTAACTATTCTTATATTTGGCGATATTTTATTTACCAACTTGAAAATGTAGTGATAATTTTTTTTGCCACAAATAATGGTATGACTCCACTCTTTACCTAACCTATAAATAGAGTTACGAATTAAAAATTCAATGTGAGGAAAACAACGATACTCTATAAAAACTGCTTCGTATATAGACTCTTTTGGTATATCTGGTAAATTTAATATACGTATCAGAGACAAGTAGTTGCAACATATATAACGAAATAGCATATGATTTGTTTCTTTGACACCTAAGTCCCACTTGTTTTTCTCTCTATTTGTTATTATATCATATACATTTTCGTCGTTTTTTTTGAAATACTCAATTACTGCATCTTTTTTATTTATCTTTTTATCATTTAATTCGCTTGAATTTACTAAATAGAATTTCCAATCAAAAATAATATTTTCCGTTGAAAAGTCATCCTCTTTCATCATTTTATTTAATTAGTATAACAACTACATTATATTCATATAATTATAACATTTTATTAACTATAATTATATTTTACGTTAATGTCTATTTTTTCGGGTTACATTTTTTGGAGTTTTTTCTCTCATTGCCTTTTTTATAAAGTTAAAAATGTCGTTTTTTTGTTTAAGAATATCATCTACTACAACTTTAAAGTAAAACCTAAAGTCTTTTCGCATTTTAGGTAAGTCATCAACACATACCCATTTTATTTCTGCTTTTTCAAATATTTTTGATTTTTTAACTAACTCTGGTTCAAGTCTTTTTTGTAAAAATCGTTGGTTGTTATTGTAATAAAAAGGCAATTTTTCATCATATTCATATGGAAAAATGTGCATTCTATACTTTCCATCACTAAATTCAATGTTGTATGTTCCGTGTTTTTTAAGCATTTTACCCAAGTCTTGTTCCGAACCTAAAAAACCAGTGGTTTCTTCGGTACCTTCTCTAAGTGTAGTTTTCATAAAAGACTCGCCTTTTTCAGTTCCGCCACCAAAGTCACACCAACCCGGAGTGTCAGCATATTTATTTTCTTTTCCAAATAAAAAGTACAGTTTATTATTATGTATTGCAGTTGGTAATATTCCCGCTCCCATAAATTAATACAATATTTTTTCAAATAACATAATATTAAATTTATATAAATTTAATATTCATTAAATATATGAAAACTAAAAGTAATCGTAAAACAAATAAGGTAAAAACAATAAAAAATAGAACTCCAAAAGATATACAAGCATTAAGTAATCAAATATACGATGAAATTAAAACTACTGGAAATGCTCGTGGAATATTTGACTTTTTAAATTTTTCAAAACCAAAAATAAATAATCAACAAAAACAGTTCAAAATAAAAAGAAGACTGCCTTCTTACACTCCTACAGTGAATGAAGAATTAGTCACTTTAAAGTCTATACCCAGAGAGAAACTTAGAGATTGTAATAATACTAAAGCATTCAAATTAAAGGAACCTCTTAAAGTTGCTGTACAAGACGGTAATTTTTTTGGAAAAAAATGTCTTCCATATTCTTCAAAACAAGCCAAAAAAATACTATTGCACAATCTTTCGGCAAATAAACACGTAGAACCTTCTAAAATCGTTCCACCTATGCAAGTAAAATCTAACTGTTGGTTCAACGTAATGTTTGCCACACTTTTTATTAGTGATAAAGGAAGAAAATTTTTTCACTACTTTAGACAGTTAATGATAGAAGGAAAACAGTCAGACGGAACTAAAATTCCTACTAAACTTGCTAATGCGTTCGCCCTTTTGAATTTCAGTATAGATTCTTGTTTAACTGGTTCTAATTATGCATACCAACTGGACACGAATAGCATTATTCAAGAGGTTTATAAAGGCATTCCTACAAAATACAAGAAAAAGTATCCATATTTAGTGGGTGTTGATAAGGCCGGTAATCCAATTCGTTACTATGGAAGTATTGTTCATTATTTACACAACACATCTATAGAGTTAATGTTTTTAATGAATGTACAAGATAACTGGATGAGTCGTATTGATATGGAAATGCGTAATTTAAATCACAAACCACATGTTATTATTTTAGAAATTTTTGATGCCGCAAACAAAGAAGCCGGATATTCTGGAATAGTTAAAAACAAACTGACTGAATTTACTATTCACGGAGCAAACTACGTGTTGGATAGTTGTGTCATACGTGATATGACACAGCAACACTTCTGCGCAACTCTTACTTGTGAAGGAAGAGAAATGGCGTATGATGGAATGAGTTATAACCGTATTGTTCCAATGGAGTGGAAAAAGTATATAAATACCGATTTTACTTGGAAATTTGACGGTTCGTATGACACTGACTGGTCTTCTTTGAAATGGTCATTTTTACACGGATATCAAATGTTGATTTATTATAGAGTTTAACCAAAAAAACCATCTGTAATTTCTCTTGCATTATCATCTAGTTTTGTAGCTAACTTACCAACTAAACTATTTGTTGCATATGTATATGCAATATAAGCTATAAATGCACCAATAGAACCTCCAACGATTACTTGTTTAATAGTATGATTTCTATATCTGACTCTTTGGACAAGTGTTAATAATGAAAATAGAAAGTAAAACAATGTCAAGTTTATATTTCTAAGAACTAAGTAAATATATGTAGTTGATAAAAATACGTGTTGTGAATGTCCAGAAGGCATTCCATAAATATCCGATGCTATACGTGGACTATGTTTTTTTTCTGGGTTGAATACATCTAAATCTTCCTTTGGTCTAGGCTGTTTTATAATACCTTTTATGATAAAATTTAATAAACTATTGAAAATAATAGCTATAATATAAACAATTAAATATGTTTTTGTTGAGTATAATAAATATAATGTCAAAAAGAATAGTAACTGCGGCCCAAAGTATCCAAGAAAGTCTATTATATAAAAACGTTTCATATATAATAGAACTATAAAAAATGATTTTTAGTATTGGTATAATATTTCAGCAATAATTGTTATACACCAGTCAGCTCCGTTTAAATTCAATACATTTCCCTTATCATCTAATAACTTCAAACGCATACGTTCAATATTTACGGGTCCAAAGTAAATTCTTTTATTCAACTGTAACGTACTTGAATCTTCAACATACAACTCACCAGTTGCCATATTCTTTTTATCCAATGGTATTATTGCAAATGTATCTGTACAAGTCGGAGATGATGATTTATTGTAGTTACTGTATCTCTCATTGTTCTTCATAATTTCATTTATAGAATATATTTGTGACTGAGTTAATATTCTTGGAGCACTCGGTAATACTGTTACATTTGGAACATAACTTGCATTCCATTTGTCCATTACTAATGTTCCGGCATTTATGTCTCCACTCAGTGACTCTGTATTACTTTGTAAATTTGTTCCAGAAGGATTTGCTGGTGTACATACATATGGTAAATCACGACTGTAATAAGTAGGCAACTTTAACGTTTTAGATAATTCAGTGATTCCAATTAAACCACTATTAATATGATTTTGGTTCAAGTCATCCAACACCACAATCAAATACTTAGGACCAACTAAGTTAATAACGGCGGGCGCTACATTTCCAGTAGAACTAACATTGATATAAGGCAAACGATAACCCATTAACCATCCTAAGGTGTTACTTATTATACTTGTAGGAACACAAGCACCAGTGGAACATGATAATTCATTCGTGGGGTCAAAAAAGGTAACTGTTGTTGTTTCGTTAATAGTATAGGAGGTACTTGTAGAACTATCGGTATATGTACCGCCATACAATTTCAAAGTAATTTTACCATTTGTTGAACTAAATGATACTGGGGTGGTTGAAAAAGTAAAACCCGCATTTGTAAAACTTGTTGTCAACGCAGTTACAAAAGTGGTTGCAGAATAATTTCCAGCATCTAAACTTACTATAACTGATACGTCACTATCAGCAAAAGTAATAAAAAAACAACTATTTTGAGCGTCAATTGTGTACCAAGTATAGGGAACTTGGAAAGAATAAGGACGCAAAGAAAGAACATTTATAAGAGGTTCGGATAAATCAAGAGTATAGTCTGTAGATATATCATTTACACCAGTTACTTGTCTATACTGACTATCTAAACTGATAATACGAGTTGTTGTATTCGCCAAAGTAGGATTTAATTTGTCTTGCGCAACTTCTACATTTTTTATGTTAGTGACTCCTAGTTGTTTTTGACTCATTGGAAGGTGGTTGTTGTTAAATGTATCGGTATTGTCAGTTCGGTCAGTGATTTTATCCTTTTGAACTTGGTCTGTTTGAGGCAATACTTGTTGGTTTTCCCACCACAATTCAGATTGTTTTTTTGTTGGGGCATACTCTGCATCTGATGGGGTCTCAAGTTCTTCAGCATAAATTAACAGTGTATCTTGGACGTCTTGAAAAAAATTTGACATTGTTTCATTTCCTTCTTTTTTAAATTTTTTTATATAATAATTCGTAGATTTTAGTACGTTTTCTTCAGTTGGCGTGTCTAACTCTAAAATAGTCAATAGTTCTGGCAATGTATAATTGTCTATATTGGTATCTATTTTTGTCGTCTGACTCATTGACTATACTGATATATAGAATACATTTATATATTTTTTATTTTTCAAATAATTAAATTTTGTAAATGGTGCTTTTTTTTCAGTTCTCTATTTTCAGTTCCTCATTTTCAGTTGTTGAATCTTTTCCATAATGTTTCTGAAATATCACCTTAATTTCTTGACTTAAATTTTTGTTTTCACATATTTTATGTTTTAATAACTTTTCTGGAACTAGAGTTAATCCGCTCCCTCTTTTCATATGAGTCTTTTCTTTAAATAAAATATATTCTACAATTTGAACAAGTGCTGGATTATATCGTTCCAAAATGTCGCGGTCTAACCTATAATCACTTTTATAAACGTATCTGTTATAGTTACCGTTTGGATAAACTTTATAATACTTGTCAGTTTGGTATATATTTCTAATTAGTCCGATTCCTTCAATTTTATTGGTGCTGTTGTTCATTTCAACAACAAATACTAGTTGTTGGGACGGAACTTTAGACGAAAGTTGTAGAGGAGCGCCATACACACAACCTTTATGTTGGGACTTTTCACGATAGACACAATTTTGTTCCCAAGTTTCATCATTAAATCTACTTGTAGCAATTGGAATCATTTTGTTTTATTAATAAGTAGAATATTATTGGTAAATTATCAATTTTTTTAATAAGTTTATTATATAAAATGACGACCCAGTACAAGTGTTGTATATGTGGTCCAGTTAAAAACTGTGGTCCGTACCTTGATAAAATATTTGAAAACATTGAAAAAATTGGTGCTTTATTTGAAGAGTATGTAATTATAATGTACTATGACCATTCAAACGATAACACATTGCAAAAATTAAAGGACTACCAAAAAAAAAATTCAAGGTTAAAGTTTTATATAAATAAACGAAATGTTTCTCCATATAGAACTCATCGTATCGCAAATGCTCGTAACTTTTGTATTGAAAAAATACGACAGTCTTACTCAGAATATCCATTTTTTATTATGATGGATTGTGACGAAGTAAATTGTAAAAATGTATATCCAAATGTTTTGAAAAACTATCTAGACAGAGATGACTGGGACGCGTTATCTTTTCAAACATCTCCAAGTTACTATGATATTTGGGCATTGTCTATAAAGCCATTTACATTCAGTTATAATCATTTTTTGAATAACTATGCGTACTATGACAAAATACAAAATTATGTTACTAAGTTACTTAATAATTTGAAAAATGGAGAATTATTACCTTGTATTTCAGCATTTAATGGATTCGCTATATATAGAACTAAAAAATTTGAAAACTGTTTGTATGATGGACGAATTAGACTAGATCTTGTTCCGAAACATTATTTATTAAAACATATGAAGGTAACAAACTCACCTATTATTTTCAAAGACTATGGAAATGTAAATGGTTACTATGAAGACTGTGAACATAGGGCATTCCATTTACAAGGTATTAATAGAAATAACGCTAGAATTAGAATATCACCAGAAGTGATTTTTATCTGACTGTAACGAAAATAAGAATGCCTTATGTGTTTATATTTTAAAAACTATTTTATAACATATATAAAATAATGAATTATGACAACGTCGAGATAGTTATTGCAAGATACAATGAAAATTTAAGTTGGACTTTAGAAACACCTTTTAATGAATTCAAATATATTGTATATAACAAAGGCGATAACGAAGATTTTGAAAAAAAAAACGTTAAACAAATTATTAATCTAAAAAATGTTGGAAGAGAGTGCCACACTTACATAAAACACATAGTAGATAACTATGACAGATTGAGTAATGTATTAGTTTTTTTACCAGGTTCTATTGATATCGATTATAAAAAATGGAAAGGAATTATGACATTAAATGGAATAAAAAATAATCACTGTGAAAAAGCTTTTTTTCTTTGTCATTACGAAAAATCTGGTGTTCTAGATTTATTTTCAGAATTTAAAATAAGTAATTGGTGTTCTACGGATTCAGCAAACGCAGCAAAAAACAACGAATCAAAACTAACACTGTCAAAATTGAGACCATTCAGAAAATGGTTTTTACATAATTTTGGTAATATAGGTGTCCAACACTATAATTATAATTCAGTTATTTCTATAGATAAAAGAGACATTTTGCAACACAGAAAATTTAGATATGAAAAATTTTTGAATGAACTATCTCTATCTTCCAGTCCCGAAGTTGTTCATTATATGGAAAGGAGTTGGGGTGCTTTATTTCATCCAATTCAACATACAAAAATATTTGTTACACTAGATAAACTTTAAAATATTTACATGAAAAAATTTTTACTTTAGACCAACTATAATACTTTTTACATTGTCATTAGACAATACTGTATTTTGATAATATGAAGAACCAATATAATAAATTTGTTTGTTAAAATATATTATATTGTTGATATTTATTATAATGGTTTATATACTAAACACTTATGATAAGCTAATTGATTTTTCTGAAAATGTAAATATCATAGGTCGTGATTTTCATTCTGGTAATTTTTCAATAGTGAAATTACCAGATGAAAAAAAGTATTTACTAGTATCTAGGTTAATTACACAAAATATTAACTATAAAAATATTAAGAATGTTAGCTTACATCGTTTTACAACAATAGATGATAGTAACTTTGAAGTTATTGAAAAAAAAAAAATTTTTATACCAAAGTTGATAAAACAAGTGTTATTGAAAAGTCGGAGAGTTATATCAAATAAATCTTATTTCGGTATTGAAGACATTCGTCTTTTTAACTACAACGGTAAAATTGTTATTTTAGGTTCAATGCAACTGGAAAATAAAAAAATTGTAGTTGTTAACGGCGAGTATCAACCAAATTTAAATTTAATTATTAATATTAGACCAGTTAAAGTTAATTTTAATCATCAAACAGTTGAAAAAAATTGGTCATATTATATTCAAAATGGAAAATTACGAATCATATATAAATGGTATCCTTTACTCCTTTGTGAAATTAATTCTGAAAACCAGTTAGTTTTAGTGGAAAAAAAAATAACTCCCAAACTATTTTTCAATGCAAGAGGGTCAACGTGTGGTGTTAACTATAATAATGAAATATACTTTATCGTTCACTACACTATTAATTATAATTACTATCATTTTTTTGTTGTTTTTGACTTGAATATGAACTTGAAAAGAGTTTCTGAAATATTCAAGTTTGAAAATCAACAAGTGGAATTTTGTATTGGTCTTGAAATAGTAGAAAATTCTTTCGTAATATGTTATAGTGTTTTTGATAAATGTTCAAAAATAGCTATTTATGAAATCTCAAAGTTAAATAATTTAAAATGGGCGTTTTTTTGATACTAAAAAAATTTAGCACTATATATATGAACGAAATTATAACAAGTATGAAAAATGTTTTAATACAAATAAAAAGTAAAGAAGACTTAACACAGTTCAAGTTATTTAAACAACCTTACGTTTATTTGAAAAATTACTACAATTCAGAAATACCTTTGAATATTTATCAAACTTGGTCCACTAAAAATTTACCCTTTGGAATGAAACAATGTGTAGAACTTTTAAAAAAACAAAATCCTATTTTTAAACATTTTTTATTTGATGACAATGATTGTAGAAAATTTATTGAAGAAAATTTTGATTACTATGTTTTAGAGGCATACGATAAGTTAATACCCGGTGCATACAAAGCCGACTTATGGAGATTATGTGTTTTATATATAAATGGAGGTATCTATTTAGACATTAAATTTTCGTGTGTAAATGGATTTAGGTTAATAGAACTTACCGAACAGTCTAATCACTTAGTAAAAGATAAGGTTTGTCCATATAATTTAATGAAACCCTTTACTATATATAATGCATTGATGGTTTTTAAAAAAAATCACCCATTTTTATTAATGGGAATAAATCAAATTGTAAGTAATGTTAAAAATAAGTACTACGGTGATACATCATTGTCACCAACTGGACCAGTAATGTTAGGTGATTTAATTTTGAAAAATAATTTGCAAGATAAACTTGGGTTAAATGTAGACTTGTATCATTATAAATACGATAATTATATAGTTTATAAAAATAGATTTGTCATTTCTACAATATATCCATCATACCATACCGAAAGAAAGTATGCGTATAATAACACAAACTCTAATCATTATAAAAATTTATGGGAGAGCAAAAAAATTTATAAATAAACTTCTTTTTATTTTTAACACTTTCAGTTAAATTTTATACATTTTAAAAACTCTTCTTCCATACATTTATACCTTTTACTATTCAATAATTCTTTTAGTTTCGTGTATGGAGTAGAAGTTCCACATGGACTGCTTATACTCACCTTGTCACAAAACAAATTCAACATCTTGGGATTACATCCGGAAACCATAGAAACGCCGGGATGTATAGATAAAGCCGGAAATCCATCGCTTGATTCCAAGTTCCAAAAAATTATATGTGGCATTTTATACGGCCGTTGTATTGCTTTCATTCCCGCTTCTTCATATTTTGTCTTTATTGCTTCATATAAAGATGCAAATTCTCTACTTTTATTATTATTCACTTGCATATTTGAAAAAATAATAATACTCATCTCTTCAACTTGTTCTCGTGGCATTTTCGTTTCAATTACAACTTCCAACAACATATCAAATGCATTGTAAAAATTTGAAAACATACTCCACGTTTCATACGTTTTTTGTGTTGCGTAAGATGGTGTTTCTACTATTTTCTTTACCACATCCACAAAATACGGACAGTCCTCCAAGTTATACCATTCGGGTTTTTCACCAAATGTCATCATTCTTTTGCCTAATGCAGATTTTTCAGCAACACGAATACCAAGTCCTAACGCAGTAGATAATATGTTTGCATCCAGTGAGATATCTACCATTGCAATTGTTGGTCCAATATTTACATTTTGCAGTGAGTTATTCAGCCACTGACAGTTTAATAAATCTACTTCATCTTGATTCCAGTGATTTATTAATTTTACTGCTGTTTCCACATAGTTACTCAAATATACTTTTTCACCTTTTACTCTTGTTTTCAATATTTCGTATTCTAACGACTTACGGATATACCTCTTCAATTTTTGAGCACAAGAATCACGTTGCATAGTTGGAACACGACGTTTACTTGAGTCTAAACAATGTATATTTAACAACGCTTTACGTTCTTTATGCAATGTAATAGATGTTATTTTGGAAGGGTCTATATCCATCCAGTTATTGGCACATTGTTTGATTTGAACAGTGTCAAGTCGTTTATTTAATGACGAAATTATTTTGCGATATTCCATTTTACACTTAAAACGTGCTTTTATTAACTGTTCCGATGTTTTTGCCGTATTTAAATAGTTCTTAAAATACATTTGCGCCAACTCATTAAATATCCAAGAAAACTTTTCTTTGCTTTCACGAGGCGCCCATTTAGCAACTAAAGACAATTCGCAAGTGTGTTTGGCGCTAACATCTTTCAGTAGTTGTGCATTCATTATTTCAAGTGCATATTTTATTAGTGGATGTTCATTACTTTTCGTTTCTTTTCTTACATAGTTACAAAAATATTTAATATCCTTCCACGACCCGTAAGGATGAGTGTTTTTATCATCCAAATTTACAAAACATTTCAAGGCATACTTGGCTAATTCTGGAAAATGTGAATACCAAACCATAATTTGCATATATGACAACATATACTCTCCTTTTCCGTCTACAATGTCTCTAGTGTATCCTATTAGTTTATATAATATTGACATTTGTTCTAGATATTCACTCACTAGTATCTCACCAACAGAGAGTTCGTCTTGTAAACTTTCTAAAATTTTATGCAATATAATCTCTAAACTAAACAACTTTTCATCATCAGTTCTTGTTAACTGGTAACTAAACTGCAAAATTCGTTCTTTTGTATTTTCAGACCATGTATATTCTTTCTGTCCATTTTTTCCAGTCTTTTTTTTTGTATTTGGGTTAATAAATTTATTTATTTGAGTATCGTTTGTAGTCATTTTATCTAATGACATAGTTTAATTTAACTATGAAACTTTAAGTTGTTTCTTTTTTGTTTTAGTATGATTTTGTATATATACTTTTTTGGTAATATTATTACTTGACATATACTTTTCATAAAAAAGAATAAAAATAGTATTCAAATCTTGCATCATATTAATTGTACTATTTAATGGTATATTATCAATATTCTTCACCAAAGATAAATAAGCATCTGATTTTAATTGTTTTTTTTGTTGCTTCAAGTAATGAATTACATTTGATGCATCTAAATCAATATTATACTTCAACAATGATAATAAAGTGTAACGTTTCTTTTGACTGACCGAATTTTGTTTTATTATTTTAATAATTTCTTCTTTAGTAATTAAATTTTCTTTGGATAATTCTAGCAGTTCTTGTTTTATGTTTTCTATATTATTATTTTTATCAACATAAATGCTACATATTTTAATGTCACCAATTACTTCATTATAAAATTGTTTATAGTTATAATCAATTGACTCAAATTCTTGAATCCAACTAGTATCCAAGTTAAAATCATTTATATTATTTTCTTCTCCAAAAAATACGTCATTCATATTATACTATATATTCAATATAATATGATTTTTTAAACTTATTAGTAGTCATCATCATCTTCGTCTGTGTAAATGTTATCTTGAGTTAAAATATCGTCTTCATAATCTTGTTGTTCATCATAAATTACATCATCATCATTATAAACCATTTCATACATTTTTTCATAACAATCTTCTCCGTATAAATGAATATACCACGTTTTATAGTTTTCCCAATTTTGTATCATTTCAGATATTACTTTTACAGCATTTTTATTATACTCTGTTTTAGTTAAAAACTCTGTATCTTCTTGAACATCTTTATAACTTGGTAGTTCCCAAACCTTTCCATTCATTATTTTTTTTACTTTTCGGTCTTTATCCATACTGATATGTAACCAACCCGGCAAATATACATCTTTTTTTTCTTCCTCTTTTTCTATAAGAAACATATCCACATAGTTTCTTTTTTCTTTATTTTCATTTTGTAATGGTGGCATCACATCAGATAAAGACGGAAATTCTATTATGTTACTTGTTTCTATTTTTTTTTCTATTTTTGTAAAAGAATTTTCTTTTTGAAAACGTCTCATATTAAAAACAATACTATTTTACTACGACTGAATACCTTATTATAAAGTGCTTATATTTATAAAACATTTATGTTTAAGTCGGTTTGTTACTATCTTGTTTGATATAATAAAATTACTCGTAAATAATTTAAAGACATATTCGTTATATTATTTGTCTCCTAACAGCAATATATGACTAGTATATTCTCATATTTTTTTATAAGTGTATTTATACACAAAACATAAAAACCTATAGGAGACAGCATAATATTTATATATTGTATAATATATAATAATGTCATTATTTAATAATGATGATAATTCTTCTAACGAAGAGTTTTTTATGAAAAAGGCGTGTCATCTAGCAAATGAAAATGTTTTGCTAGGTGGTGGGCCTTTTGGCTGCATTATTACTGATAATAATGATTTTATTATTGGTGAAGGAAGTAACCTAGTTACTTTAAAAAATGACCCAACATTACACGCTGAAATCGTTGCGATTAGAGATGCGTGTAAAAAATTAAAAACGTTTAACCTATCTGGTTCTACGTTATATACGAGTTGCGAACCGTGTCCGATGTGTCTGTCGGCTATCTACTGGGCTAGAATTGACAAAGTATTCTATGGGAATACTCGGGGTGATGCAAAAGCAATTGGTTTTGATGATGATTTCATTTATGAAGAAATCGGAAAAAAACTGGATGAACGTAAACTTCAAATGGTGCAAGTATGTGAAAATTCTGCGAAAAAGAGTTTTAAACTATGGTGCGAAAAAGAAAACAAAATAAAATATTAAAGTCGTGTGGTGCTGATTTTAGTATTATAATTTGGACCAAGTGGTGCTGGTTTGAATTATTTAATGTTGATACGTTAAATAATTTAAAAGTTTAATTTAAATAGCCGTTTTTCATTTTGTTGTATTTCTTGCATTCGTTGTATTGCTCGCATTCGTTGTATTTCTCTCATTTGTTTTATTGCTCGCATTCGTTGTATTTCTCTCATTTGTTTTATTGCTCGCATTCGTTGTATTGCTCGCATTCGTCTTATTAATCGTATTCGTCGTATTACTCGTTTGTTAAAAAAGGGCAAATTCGCCAGCGGTAGCGTTTTTATTTTCATAATGAAATCATTGTGACCTTCTGGTATAGCATAAAGGTCGTACCCTAACAATAAAAGTTCTTTAAAAATATATGTTTCTCTTAGTGTATTTAACTGGTGTGTTTCAATTATAATTGTAGGTTTACATCTTCTTATTAAATTTAAACAACCCTCTAACACTTGAATCTCCATACCTTCTACGTCAATTTTTATTAGACTTACATTTTCAAAATTAAAATAGTCAAGTGGAACAATATTTATTTTTGAACTATCGTCTGTATCTTCTAAAATAGATGATAAGTGTACACCACCATAGTTGTAAGTATTAGATAAATTTACTGGTTTAGTTTTTATAGTTTTAATTTCATTTCCTACACCATATGGATATAACGCAACTTTATCAGTCAAATTATTATCTAGTATATTTTTTAGCAATATATCACTATATAATGGTTCAAAAGTAAATATTTTACAGTTATTAGACAAAACCTCACTCATCAATAATGTCGTTGTTCCTATATTACCACCTAAATCTATCATATTTGTATTTTTTATGTAATTTGATTTAATATACTTAAACATCCATTCTTCCCAATAACCACCACTTTTTATAACTGCACCAATATAAAGGTCATTCTGTATATAAGTTATTTTTTTATTTCTTACATTATTTCTTCCCAATAAATTTTCATCCAAATAACCTATGGTTGTTTTGCATGAAAAATCTGTCATATTATATACATATATGTATAGAATAATTTTATACCCTTGCACATATGAACTATTATAATAAAACTAAATTTCTAAATCGGCGAATTACTTCATCTAATGTTGATACGTTAAATAATTTAAAAACTTTTATTGTTAAAATTTATTAATGTTTTTCAATAAAAAATATTTCTATAAATTTATTGATAAATTCAAAAGTAACTTACCTATTGTAAATTTTGCAGTTTCATCTACAAGTTTATATTTTCAATGTAACTATTTATTTTTAGAAAATAAAAAAATCAATAAAAAATAGTAGTATAGATAACTAACTATTTTTATATTTTTATAATAACTTTTAGATATCATCTATATTGACTTCATCTTCGTCTGCATCGGTTGCTGTATTCAACATATTTATTTTCTTTGCATTACTACCACTAATATCCATTTCCATTAACTTTATGTATTCATCTTCTTTTTCATCTGAAAATATAATTGACTCGTCTTCCTTGGTAAATGTGTTGGCGTGGTCATTGGAAACAAATACTCGCCAATTTATTCCTTGTACTTGAACTTTTAATCGTTCTTTGTCTTGGTCTGAATAAACATCCAACAAGTCACAATTATCCAATTTTCCCGCTGCTTTTTCCGATTCATAGTCTCGGATTCCAACCAAAACCCATTTACCATTGGTTATCATGTTGTCGCGTTTTCCACGACCTCTAAATTTACCGCGAATATGACAAAGACGTGTTTTTTCATCGTGACACAATACGTGACACATTCCATTTCCGAGATATTTTACTACTTGTGCATATAATTCACCATCTTCTATCGCAAAACGTGTTTTTGCAACTTGTTTTGTATTAGCGGGTGTGGCAAATTTACGCGCTTGACTTTTATGTCCGCTTCCTCCTTTTGTGTTTTTAACCATTTTGCTGTTTTTATTGTGTGTGTATTTTCCAAATTACTTATTTTTCAAATCAATTTTTTTATTTATTTGTTTTTCTTATTGTTCTTCTCATCCGTCTTTTTTTTCGTTTCGTATTTTTTACTTTTTTTACCTTTTTCAATCCATTTCCACCAAGACGAGTAGTAAGCGCTTTGTAAACGCTGCTATAGTAATTCAACTCATTATTTCTCTTCCACCATTCCATATATAGAGTACTATGATTTTCCTCGATTCCTCCCAATAATTCACTGAATATTTGTGTAGGTTTAGTATCTGGTCTACTCCACATTGAATAAAAATATCTTGCCATCATATCCCGATCATTATCTGGATCTTTCAAATCTTCTGGAAATTTATCATTCGTCAGTATGAATCTTGTGTATATTTCCATCAACTCGGGGCGTGTTTTACTCAAGTACAACTTATCTACATTTTCTTTCATAGACTGCATTGCATTCAAAGAATTCGGTATATTCTGGGGACTGGGTCTTTTATATAATTTCGTATTATTACCAACGTTGAATTTACTCGCTAAAACAGACGAACTTGAATTAGTAGGAATAATCCTAGCAGTTGGTATTTCTTCTTCTTGTGGGTTTTTTGCAGTTGTAGTTATAATTTTACTTGGAAGAAAATTCATTTATATTTTATAAATTTATTTATATATATATATAATGAAAATAAATAGAAAGTCAAGAAATAAAAGAAAATCTCGTAAAAAAATAAGACATAGAAAAAAGTCTACGACTAGGAAACATAAAAGGTGTAAGAAATGCTTTAAAGGAGGAATGATGAATGGAAATCAACCTCCACTTGAAGAATGTAGTCTTTGTTTAAATGAAATAAATATTCAAGATGATGGAATTATGTTCAGACACTTATTTAATAACTGCACACACGATTTTCATAAAGAGTGTATTGTTGGGTGGATAAACACACTTAAAACAGAACGTACTCTATTTGTAGAAAATGAACGAGGAGAACTCATTTTTAATGTTAAGTGTCCTCTTTGTAGAGAAGAGTTAACGGATGATGGAACTGGTATTATTCAAAGAATCAGTGAAATTTTAGATATGAATGACAGCCGAACTAGAAGAAATATGTTTCGTGATCTTTTACAATACGATTATCCTTATGATGCAAATGAAGATACTTTTTTCAGATTGTACATATTCCCAATTCCAAGAAGAATTTATGAAAATGGAACATACTTTATGTATTGGCATTATGCTACTTTACTACAAACAGTTAGAGGTGCAAATTTTTTTTACTTATCTTTTGTAATAACTGGAAATGATGCTCGTCGGACTTTGATTAGAGATTATGATTCATTTAGGTATACAACATATATATATATGTTTTTGAACTTGACGCTCGGTGTTCTTACTAATAGAAGAAATGAAAGAAATATAGTGCTTGCTAACGCATTTATAGTTTTTATTGTTTTGAACTTTGATAACATATATACAGATACTCCCACTGAAATAAACACAAACTTTGGAATAATTTCCTTGGTTGATATTATTGCAACACTCATTAATATGTTTGGACGTTTTATAGTGAATAATGCAGACTTTGGAAACTATAATCCTAATCTTCCAGATAGACAACTTGGCGGGGCAAGTAATGCAACAACCATTCAAAATAACAAGCGAAGTATTACTTTTAAAATTACCTCTATGGAAGATGTAAAGGAATTTTTAGATATTGTGGATAAAAACAAAACAAAATTGGAATCTTTGTTAGATAAAGTGCCATTTACATTGTCCGCATTTTTTCCAGAGGTGGAGTATACACCAGAACTTGTTCAAAAACTAAGACCTTTAATAAAAAATTGAAATTTTTTGTTTGATTTCTAGAAAATGAAACAAAAACTACACCGCAAATATGAAGACTCAAGAAGTGTTAATCAGTAAAATTGGAGAGATTATTTTATACAAAATAGGGACAAATGCACAAGAAAATTGGGACTTAATTGATGAGTCCAGTGAAGGTGACTTGTGGTTTCACGTAGATGGATTGCCGTCTTGTCACGTAGTCACCAGTCTTCCCAATCCAGAAAAATATAACCGTAACGAAATTGCTTATATAGCCAAACAAGGCGCGGTTTTGTGCAAACAATATTCCAAGTATGCGTCTCAGAAAAAATTACCAATTATTTACTCAAAAATCAAAGACATTAAAAAAACCGACGTTTTGGGTAGTGTCATAACCAACCAAAACGCCAAGTTAATTTATATTTGAAATGAGAGAGGGGCGTCTTTAAGTTCAAAATTGAGGAATATATATTCCGCGTTTTCCAAAGGTTTCATAGAAATTTTGCCACGTTTTCGTGGTATTTAATGGTTGAATACTTTTTTCTTGGGTTTCTCTCGTTTGTTCGTCCGGTTCATAACCGAAATGTCCGTAAAATTCTTGCATTAAATCGTCGTTGGGGTCTTCTTGGAATTCAACAGTTTGTCGTTCAAAGTTTATTTTTCCGCCGTATTTTTGGATTCTATCCAACCAAATAGGAGAGAAAGATGCGTAGTACAACCAGTTATAGTAATAAATATTCATAGTCTCGGCTTGTTCTCTCTTTACTCCTAACAAGGAAAGGTAATTGTTGGAATCAATTTGATAAGAGTATGCCATAGGTAGCATTTTATAAGCTGGTAATTCTTTGGTTGATACGATAGTGTCGTATTTTTTAAGCGCTGCTATCTCATCAACATTTAAGTTGAGAATGATATTTTTACCCATTTTTACCTTTTGAATTTGATAGTAAAGAGAGAAAGTTAGGGATAATACGATTTTTTGCGGCGTTACTGATTTTTTCGTTTTTTTGTAGATTTCTTCAAATTTTTGCATTTCTTCTGATTTTTTTATGTTTTCATCTGTTTTTTCAAAATATTCAATGATTTTTTCCATAAGGGTTTTCAATTTGTTTTCGGGGGTTTGCAAGATATATTTAGAAAGTTCTGCATAGTTTCTCTCATTCAAGAGAGAAGTTAAAGTCATCTTGGTTGTAAATTTATCGTTTTCTTTTGATTTTTGTAGTAAAAGGAAGACATCTAGTGAATAAGGACGGATTAAGAAGTTGTTGATGATGAGAGAAATGATCTCTCTTTTTTCTTCGGTCTTTTTA